TCACGGAACAGTGAATTTTTTGACGGAATCGATGATGGAAAGAGGGGACAAATATTTTATGGCGATTTGTAATACGACGGGGACAATATCTATATACAATCCAGCAAAGAATTTGTTTTTGAGTCCAGCGGCAGATGGACCCATTCGATTCAATGAATCGATTGATGGCAAAGCGGAGAACATTCAACAAATAAGTAAATTTGGACGTAGTTTTAGTATAGTAGCCGTGCCATATACATTGAAATTATTGATACACGAATTACAGACAATGGGAATACATATGCATATTATAACGGAGGATAATATTGAACAATTGGAGAATTTGTCTTATTCTAAAAATATAGAACTGGCTACAAGAAAAATAGGAATTACATCAAAAGAAATAGTATCCGAAATAAGATATATAATAAATCGAACAAAGCCAGATATTCGACCGGTGAGTTTGTTTGAGCCAATTACTCCCGAAATAAATCAACCGTTGTTTTTTGAGCCGAGATCTCCCGAAGAAACACCTCCCTATGCACCCAATTCGCCTGCCTATGAACCCAGATCTCCCGCATATGCTCCTCCATATGAACCTAGTTCACCAGCCTATGCTCCTGGTTCACCTGCATATAATCCAGAATCCCCTTCATATTCACCACCATATGCAACTGGTTCTCCTGCATATAATCCAGAATCCCCTTCATATTCACCACCATATGCAACTGGTTCTCCTGCATATAGTCCAGGTTCTGAAGAATCTTTTTCTGGAGGAGCCCAAAAAACAAACGAAGAATATCAAGTAGGAGAAAATGTATTCTATCGCGGTGGAAATAATCCAAATAGATTATGGAAAATCAAAAAAAAGGGAGATAAATTTATCACTATTGAAACAGATGATATGCGTAATTTGGGATTACAAGATTCAATACAAGTTGTATCTCCAATAGAAATATATAGACCTAATGAAAATGCTCATTTGATGAATTCACCTGCTTTATATAATGAACCTATTTACGACCCCCCAATACAACAATCCTATTATCCAGAACAGAACGATTATCCACATATAAATTTCGCACCCAAGATTATTGTAAACGGTTCTGATAATTCAACGACAGATGACTTTCAATCAAATCCATCCAATGAGGAAATGGATTTTCAAGGATCATCAAGAGAACCTTTGATGATTATTCCTAAAAAACAAATAGAAAATACGAATGAGGATATTTCAAATGATAACAACATCGTAGATTTTAATAAACCATTATTAATTGTTAAAAAGAATTGAAACGAAAATTTTTCAAGGGCGTAATTCAATAAAATTGATAATAATGTTCAAATACTATTATTATCAATCATTTTTATCAACTAATAAAATATAGAACCAATAATGAAATCGGTTATATTAGATATCCCTGTAATAGGCCAACCAATCCAGTTTTCTATAGGAAAAAACGCCCAGGATAATTTTGATATTATTGATTCTGCAAAACCAAATGATATATGGTTTCATTTATTTAATGCTGCATCTTGTCATATAATTGCATCACTTCCTGAAAATATAACCAAAAAAGAATTGAAATATATCATCAAGCAAGGTGCGGTTCTCTGTAAAAACCATTCAAAAATGGCTTCTAGTAAACACGTATTTGTTATATATACACCTATTGAAAATGTCATAAAATCAAAGCCAGTTGGAACAGTAGAATTTACGGATTATTCCAAAACGAATATTATAGAAATATAAAAAAGGTGTAAAATTGATAACAAAAATAACATAAAAATAAATACCTAACAAATATATAATGTCATCCATTTCAAGTAATCGTATTCTCAAAATTTATAATTCAAGAAATACAATCTTGGAATTATTGGAAAGTCAAGAATTTGACGTATCTGGATATAGTGGATTTAGCATAAATGAGATTGACGCAATGTTTGTAAATTCGCAATTGGATATGTTGGTATCAAATACAAAAAACGAAAAAAAAGCATACATCAAATATTATATTTCACCAAAACAGACTGCAAAACAGATAAAATCACAGAATTTAGATGAAATTATTGAAGATCTTTTTGTTATTGACAATGTTCTCACAAAGAATGATACTCTTGTTATTATTATTGACGATGAACCGAATGATACGATTATTACTAGATTGAAGTATTTATTTGATAATGACGGTATATTTGTAGTTATCCATAATATAAAACGCTTGCAATTTAATATATTGAATCATACATTAATACCAAAGATTTCTATTTTAGAAGAATTAGAACTGGAAAATTTGAAGAAAAAATACAGTTTAAAGAATCTTTCGCAATTACCTGAAATATCTAGATTTGATCCGCTTGCTCTGGCAATAATGATGAGACCGAATGACGTGGCAATGATTATAAGAGATAGTGTAACTGCATTGAATAATGCATATTATCGTGTATGCGTGCATTAGAATATTATAGTTATTATATAAAAATTGTGTATATACAAAATAATAATATAATATATATCAATGGAAAATTCAAAACAAAAATCAAACGATATAAAATTAAATTATAAAGCAGACGATTTTTATTTTTATTCTTCTTCACAAACCATAGATAAATCAAAGTGTGACGAAATACAACCGTATGATGATGTTCTTTGGCAAACAAAATGTCATACAAATACATCGCCTGATTATTTTTTATCTTGTTATCAGAAAGAATTATGTAAAAACCGTGATTATGCTAATAAAATATTAGATTATTCCAGTGTGTATTCAGGTTCAGATGAAAAATTATTGAATACAAATGATGTTTTTAATAATGAAATAATCAAAATGGTAAATTTAGGAATAGGAATTATAGGAATATCTTTTTTTATTTATTATAACCGATAATTTGCGCAGTTTCATTTCTTTCACTAATATATATGTCAATATACACCAAAAGTGCGCAAAATAGTCAACAAATTATTGATTTAGAAAATGCAATGATTCAAGAAATGAATAATTTATATGAATGTTTACAAGATCCAGGATCATCTGCTTGTGCTCAAAATAGAACACATTTACAAGATATACAAAATGGAATAAACAATTCTGTATTTTTAACAGATGATCAATATCAAGCGGAAAATGAAAATATAATGAAACAATGGTATAAGATTTTAGAATTGCGAGCTGAATTAGATATGAAATTAAGAGAATTGTATCAAATGAATAATTCTGCCGGAACTATTTATAAAACATATGTAGATTCAACTCTTTATACAAACGTTTTATGGACAGTTCTAGCTACTTCTCTTGTATATTTTTTGTTTTTGAAACTTTAGAAGAACAAAGATATATTTTATTATACATTATCTATATATATTATAATAAAATAATGGGTGATTTAAAAATACCTGGATTGGATGATTTGAATAAAAATTTAAGAAAATATGTTGTATCAAAGGAAGGTAATTGGAATATAAATTATTTCAAACCATCTATAGACAATATTAGTTCTCACGATACACATTTATGTTTTGCTGCACCAGAATATGCAATTTTTCAACGCGAACATTTTACTGGACAATCATCATCAAATATTGAAGGATTTCAAGGTCTTGGTTGCTGGGGAGATACTGGGAATCGTGCTATTCCACAGATGGATGGTTCAGATCGTAGAATTAATGATAATTATGGACAACGTAGTGATCCATTTAATAAATGTAATCAAGTTGCGTATGAACGTGGTAAAAAAATATTTGCACTTCAAGATGGTGGTTGGTGTGCTGCTGCAGATGATGAAAATTCTTTTAGAAAATATGGACCTTCAAATAATTGTAGAGGTGATGGAAAAGGAGGTCCTTGGGCAAATCAGGTTTATCGAGTAGAACCTGTAGTTCTGACTCCCCCACCAAATACAGGAGAAGATTTTGAATATTTAGGTTGTTGGGCAGATGATGGTGCGCGTACAATGGAAAGATATTTGGGTGATATGTATAGTGATAATCAAAAAACAGATGTTCAAAAATGTAACGAAGCGGCATATCAACAAGGATTACCGGTATTTGCTGTTCAATATGGTCATCAATGTTTTGCTAGTAAAAATCCAAATTCTTTCAAAAGAATTGGAGAATCAGGGGGATGTTGGGGACAGGGAAGAGGAGGCTCTTGGTCACAAGATGTTTATAAATCTAAATTACATTGTGATAAAAACCCACCGAATAATTATCCAAACAAAGGACAAGCACTTGAAATAAATACAAATTTAGGTTATACATTCAATTCTAGTTCAAATTATGGTAATCGAGACGCATTTGGTCCTCAAATGGCATTTGATAAAAATACAAATGATTATGGCAATTCAAGATATTCTTTTTGGCATACTGATGGTAATTATAATGGAAATGATGGAACATATACGGGTTCGAGCAATATTTCAAATTATAAAGGAGAATGGATGACAGTTACTATGCCTTATCCTGAAACAATAGTTTATTATGATTTGTATCAACGTTCAGATTGTTGCAGAGGACAAAGAAGTCCAAATACTTGGGTTGTTTTAGGTTCAAATGATGGTAATAGATGGGATCAAATAGATAGTCAATCGAAACAATATTTTGATCCAAATGGACAACAAACTCCAAATAGTTATAAGATAGCAAAACCTGGAAATTACAAAATGTATGCTATTGTGGTGATGGTAGTTGGTAATTGTGACCAAAATTCAAATCGCGCTTGGCTTCAAATTGAAGAAATGAAATTATATGCAATGTTACCTCCGCCTGCAGTATTTGATGTCCCCCTTGCGCCTTATACACCACCAATTAATATGATAAAATTCGACAATAATTTATATAGTCCAGAACAAGCAAAATTCAATTTGGCAGTAAAATACAATACTTTACCTATAAATGATTTTTTGAATATGAAAACAATGGAAAAAAATGCAAAAATCAAACCAGGATTGAAATTGAAATTAGTGAAAGATACTTATTTTAATGATAATATTTCTTTTTTTGATGACAAGCCTTATGTCGATGGTTTTTATAATAATTTTAATAATATTCAACAATCCATTTCCCCAAATGTTCCTAATAATTGGGGAACCCCTTTTTCT